TGCACATGGTTTTAGAAATGGCGATGGTAATATAAGAAATAACGTAGGTATTGATGTAGATAAAGATATAATTAGAGAGCTACATAATATAAGGAAAAAAGCTTGGAAAGAGACAGCTACACTAATGAGTCGATTAATTCAAAAAAACTTAAAAAGCAAAAAAACAGAATTACCCGCAGAAATGCAGCAAGTTAAAGATCAATTAGCAAATTTTACTATTAAATCGTTAAATAGCTGATTTTACTCCTACCAGATTGCACTCAGAGACCCTTGTAAATTAATCCCTATACGTTTCTACCCTTGAAAAAACCAAAAGATTACCTCGTCTACGACCCTTTGCAAAAATGCAACTACAGAATCCTAAACGGAAAGCGGCTATGGTTACAGCCAAGACCTAAAGAAGTGTACCTGTCTAAAAAAGAGCTAAAGTGTGGACAGTTACCAATCTCGCTATGACCACAACACCAGATTTACCTATCTTCTCACCAGAGGATATTAAACAATCAAGAATAATAGATTTAACCCTTTATAAAGATAATCCTAGAGTACATAGTGATGTTCAAATAGAAAGACTAGCCATTTCACTTCAAGAATTTGGGTTTACTAATCCTGTGTTAATTGATGACATGGGTAATGTTGTTTGTGGACATGGTCGTATTGCAGCTGCAAAAAAAATAGGACTAGAGACAGTTCCTACTATTACACTTTCACATCTAACACCAGATCAGCGTAGAGCCTACATAATTGCAGATAATCAACTTGCCCTAAACTCTAGTTGGGACGATGACATATTGAAACAAGAATTAGAAGCATTAATGGAAAATGGATTTGATTTATCTGTTTTAGGCTGGGGCGATGATATACCTACCTTTGCTGATGACCCAGACTACGGATCTCTGGAAGATTTTGACGACCCTACCAGCGAACTGGCTAATGATGTAATGAAGGCAATACAAATAGAATTTAGACCAGAAGATTATGAAGAGGCAAAAGAAGTAGTAGCAGAAGCAAGAAAAAAAGGTATCTATATAGGCCAAGAGCTAGTAAACGCGCTTAAAGCTTTGAGCTAATGAAGTTAACCAAAACTTCTTTAAACGGAGTTCAGTTCTTCTACAGAGAAGGCTACTCCGATATTAAGACTTTCATAGAGGTTTTATCTAATCAATCCTATTTAAAGAAAGGTATGGAAGTTCTTAATAATGAAAGCTGGCTAGATTGTGGCGGTAATGTTGGTGCTTTTTCTTTACTAGCAGCTTCTAAAGGTGCATCTGTAATTACTTATGAGCCTGACCCTTTTAACTGTGAATTAATTGAAAAAAATGCAAAACTTAATGGCTTTCAAAGTGCCATAACAGTTAAACAAGCTGCTTTAGTGCATGATTTCAGAAAAGATACAACCTTATCCATAGCTCAAAATGGTAATGTATGGCGCAATACCATAATGAAAAAGAAGAGTAATAAAGCTATTAAAGTACCTTGTCTTAACTTTGATGAGCAAGCTGTACTAGCTGATAACTGCAAGATGGATATAGAAGGCGCAGAAATACCAATACTTACTCATACAAAAAGCGATTTCAATAAACTGGTTTATGAGTGGAGTTTTGATATTGACCCAATGCTGCCAAAGATATGGAAAGTAATAGAAAAGCAAAAGCTAAAGTACAAAGTTGAAGCACCATATAAAACAATCCACTATGAGGAGAGAGATATAAATATGTGGGGTGAAAGCTGGTTTCCGCCATGCATTATGGTTTATTGTTTTAAGAGATGAAACTACCTGAACTAATCCTGAAACCTGTAACTTCTCCTTTGAAGATTGGAGATAGTGTAGGCGGTTTCGAGCCTAATATTTTTGAAGATTGCATTCTAATAGACCCAGATGGTACCCCTGTGGGTTTGTTTATAAAAACTTTGCCAGACGATTTACAGAACCTTGTGAATATAGCTGACAGAGAAATACATACTAAGCGCGTACCCAAATCAGAAATGAAAAGGTCTAGTGGCTTACACAATAAAAAAGCTGAAGTATTGCAATATTCAACTATCTTAGGTTCATGTCCACCTAAACCACACATGAGAAGGCCATACGCCTCTAGATCATCTGTTCACTCTGTTAAGTCTGCTAATACTTTTGTTAAGGCTATGTATGCAGCTGGTATCAAATCTTTTGAAATAGTAAAAAAATATATTCCAACTGTTGCTGAAAATCATTTATTTAAAATCAAGCAAAGAATACCTGATAACTGGCGTTTCGCTAATAATTTCAGTTCTACTATCTCGAATTGCAACATATCCGCACCAGTTCACCAAGACCACGCCAATGTAAAAGGTGCTATAAATATGATTATTACCAAAAGGCGTAACAGTAAGGGAGGTAACTTACACGTACCTGATTACAATGCCACGTTTGACCAAACCGATAATTCTTTATTGGTATATCCAGCTTGGCGTAATAGGCACGGAGTTACACCAATTATTCCTACCTATCAGGGAGGCTATAGAAACTCTCACGTTTGGTACGCGCTTGATTCCTTTCACAATCTAGAAAAATAGTGAAAAAAAAGAAGGCTACACAGTCAGAAAAAGATTATAGAACTTTCAAGATTGCAGCGTTTCTTGCACGTGGTGTAACGCGCTCAGAAATCATAAAATATACCGCGGCTGAGTGGGGGGTGAAGCTTAGACAGACAGAGCAGTACATCGCAGACGCCCGTATCATTCTCAAGAAAGATTTTGACATTGACAGAAGGCAGTTTACCGCGGACGTTTTAAGTCAGCTTTCTACACTACAAAAAGAGGCTAGAAACAATGGACAATTACACGTAGCTTTAGGTTGTATTAACGCTATGGCTAAGATTGCACAAATCACAACATGAGCATACTTACCAGAGAAGGATCAGTATTAGATATTGCAGGCACAAGCGGAGTTTCGATTGATATACAACAATTATTAGAGAATATTAGGAATGATTTACACGAACCACAAAAAGAGTTCTTTGATAACAGTAATACTGAAATACTAGGACTATCAGCTGGTTATGGTGCAGGTAAAACTAGGGCGCTTTGTGCAGTATGTGTGAAACTAGCGGCACTTAACGTAGGATTTACAGGTGCAGTAATGGAGCCTACAGGTTCATTGATTCGAGACATCTGGCAAAATGACTTCGAGCAGTTCTTAGAACACTATGAAATACCTTACTCTTACAGAGCTAGTCCATTACCTGAGTACATATTGCATCTACCAGACGGAGATACAAAGATACTTTGTAGAAGCTTTGAGAACTGGTCTAGGATAATCGGTTTAAATTTGGCTTTCGTGTTGGCAGATGAAATAGATACAGTTGCACCATCTGTGTGTGATAGGGCATTTCCAAAGATTCTAGGTAGGTTAAGGTCTGGCAATGTCAGGCAGTTTTGTGCAGCAAGCACACCAGAGGGTTTTAGATGGATGTGGAATACCTTTGGTTCAGAGGCAGCACAAGAAAGAACAGACAGAAAGCTTATAAGAATGAGAACGCAAGACAACCCACACTTACCAGAAGATTTTATAGAAAGAATGCAAGCAAACTACGACCCTAGTATGCTGCAAGCTTATCTCAACGGAGAGTTTACCAATCTCACAACTGGTCAGGTTTATGACAGATTCGTAAGAGAAGATAACATTGTCGATACTATTCCAAGTATCCAAATGGAGCCACTGAGGATAGGTGTAGACTTCAATATTGGAAATATGAGCGCGGTGATAGGAATTAAATTAGGAGAAAAATTGTTAATAATTGATGAGATTGTATCCGCACATGATACAGACGCACTTGCACAGGAAATACAGCGTAGATATCCTACTAATAAGATTTACGTCTACCCTGATGCTTCAGGCGGCAATCGTAGTACTAATGCAGCAAAAACAGACATACAGATTCTTGAATCCTATGGCTTCACTAATCTTTCAGCCAAAAGCAATCCAGCAATCAGAGATAGGGTCTCTGCCGTACAGGGTTTGTTATGCAACGGAAAAGGGCAGATACGTCTACAGATCAATGCCAGTTGCAAACGTATGATTGAGTGTCTTGAGTTACAGAGTTATACAGATAAGGGCGAACCAGACAAAGACGCTGGTTATGACCATATGAATGACGCACTAGGCTATCTAGTTTGGAGAGAGTTCAATCCATTATTTGCACGTGCGGGCAAACCTACAGGCATTAGAATATATTAAGAACATGGTACTATTGAGGCAAAACTGTGTATAGCTCACTAAATATTTACAATCAGCCCATAACACAAGCTGCTACAACAGTTGCCAGCCCTAATGCGGCCTATCAAAGAATGGCTCAATTTTGGGATTTGATTACAGACCTTAAAGAAGGCACATATAAGATTAGAAGCGAACACAGAAAATATTTACCACAAGAAGCTAGAGAAACTGACGATAGTTATGACGTAAGACTTAGTAGGTCAACAGTAGTACCATATTTGCAGCGTATAGAGAAAATGCTTTCAGGTATGCTGGTAAGAAAGCCAGTGAGACTAGATGATGTATCAGATTTAGTAAGAGAGCAACTATTCGATGTAGATTTAGAGGGTAATGATCTGAATGTGTGGCTATACCAAACAGCAAGGCAAGCTATTAGTTTTGGTCATGTGGGTGTTTTAGTAGATGCACCAAAAGAAGGGGATAAGACTAGGCCATATTGGGTTACTTATACACCCAAGGATATATTAGGCTGGCGGTCTGAGATTGTAGAAGGCTCAAGGCAGTTGACTCAGCTAAGACTAATGGAACAAGTAGTAGAGCCAGACGGAAAGTACGGAGATAAGATTATTAAGCAAATTAGAGTTTTAGAAAGGGGTAGATACGAAATTCATAGAAAAGATGATAAGAAAAATGAATATAGATTGTTTGATGAGGGAGAGATGAGTCTTAAGGATAAGATTCCTTTTGCAGTTGCTTACTCTAACAGAGTTGGTTACTACGAAAGCCGCAGCCCACTATATGACATTGCAGAACTAAACCTTAAGCATTATCAAATACAATCTGACCTAGATAATATTTTGCATATCAGTTCTGTACCATTGCTTGCTGTCTTTGGATATCCCAATGCTGACGAGATTACTACTGGACCCAGTGAGGCACTATCTTTGCCACCAGAGTCAAGAATGGAATATATTAGCCCATCAGGAGACAGTTATGATAGCCAGTTTC